GGGTTGGCACTGCGGATCCCGAGAAGGACAACGTAACCCTGCCCACTTATTTGAAGTTCTGCGATGCGCTACGCCTTACGCCGGCGAGCCGCGGTGTGACGGTTGGCGAATCTGAGGCGAAGGGCAAGCTTGCGAATCTACGTTCTTTGAGAGGCGGTAAGAATGACACCGCCACGGGAACGGGCTAGGCGTTACGGTTCTGAGGTTCCACGGATTTACACGCCTCCGCTGCGTGACCTGACGCCGGAGACTAGCAAGGGTTTTGAGTGCATCCAGTTCGCTGAGGATGTGCTTGGGGTGACGCTGCTGCCTTGGCAGAAGTGGTTGCTGATCCACGCGCTCGAGGTGTTGGACGATGGGTCTTATCGTTTCCGCACGGTGATCTTGCTTGTTGCCCGGCAGAACGGCAAGTCCACGCTTATGCAGGTGTTGTCGCTGTGGCGGATGTACGTGGACGCGGCAAAGCTCATCATCGGTACGGCGCAGAACTTGGACATTGCTGAGGAGCAGTGGCAGGGCGCGGTCGAACTGGCTGAGGGCGTGCCGGAGTTGGCCGAGGAAATATCGAAGGTCAATAAGACCAACGGCAAGAAGGCGCTTGAGCTTGAGTCGGGCGAACGCTACAAGGTTGCTGCGGCTAACCGCAAGGGTGGCCGCGGGCTCTCGGGCGACTTGGTCCTGATGGATGAGTTGCGGGAGCACACGAACTGGGATTCCTGGTCGGCTGTTAGTAAGACGACGCTGGCCCGGTTCTACGCGCAGGTGTGGGCGGCTTCTAACGCGGGTGACGCGGCGAGCATTGTTCTCCGGTTCCTCCGCAAGCTGGCTCACACGGCACTGGGCAACCCTGACGGTCTGGATGATGTTGGGTTGGTCGCGGATCCTGAGGGTGATGATGCCGAGGATGGCGATTCGCTGGGGATCTTCGAGTGGTCTGCGCGGCCTGGCGTTTCGATCTGGGATCGTGACGGCTGGGCTGAGGCTAACCCGTCACTCGGCTACACGCTGACGGAGAAGGCTATTGCTTCTGCTGCGCGCACGGATCCGGAAGGTATCTTCCGCACTGAGTGTCTGTGCCAGTGGCTGGATACGACGGCTGACGGCCCGTTCCCTGAAGGTTCGTGGGAGGCTGCGAAGGATCCGGCCTCGAGCATCACGGGCAAGTACGTCTTTTGCGTGGACGTGTCGTGGGATCGTTCGACGGCGCATATCGGCGTGGCCGGGTTCCGCGAGGACGGCTTGCTTCATGCTGAGGTTGTGGCATCCCGCTCGGGTACTGCCTGGGTGAAGCCGTGGTTTGAGGAGCGCGTCAAGCAGGAGAACTTGTTTGGTGTGACTGTTCAGCAGAACGGCGCGCCGGCGTCCTCGCTGATTTCGGAGCTTGAGACTATCGACGGCTTGAAGGTTATCCCATGGGCTGGATCGGATCTTGGGCGCGGCACGGGCATGTTCTATGACCGGGTCCGCGGGCTCGATGAATCCACGGACGCGCCGGGCGATAAGCCACTCTTGCGGCACCGTGGGCAGCCTGTGCTTGATGTGGCGGCTTCAGTGGCTGTGACTAAGCCGGCGGGTGATGCGTGGCTGTGGGACCGCGGCAAGAGCCCGGTTGATATTAGCCCGCTGGTGGCCGTGACTGGTGCTGCGTGGGCGTTCCTGGTTCACGCGACGGTTACGAAGAAGCGCAGTAAGTACGAAGACGAAGACATGCTAACTATTTAGGAGTTGCGATGAACCGCAAGGACAGACTGCTGCGTGCAGCCCATCTAGAGCGGTTCGTTGTCACTTTGACTTCGGGCGAGACGTTCGATGGCTTGCTTGCCGACGCGGACGATAACAGTGTGAAGCTGGTCGGCGCTTATGCGGTTTCGGACTCTGAGTCCGTGGCTGTTGATGGTGACTTGTACTTGCCCCGTCAAAAGATTTCTTACATGCAGAACCCTGGGGGTAGGCCGTGATCGTTTCGGATGGCAAGTCACTTGGCTTCCCGGCGCAGGCACTTGGCGAGACTACCCCTTCGCTGGCGAACGGCTACTTCTATTCGCAGACTGGCCTGAACCTTTCGGGGCAGTCGGCGACGTATGGGGCCTTGTATAAGTGCCAGCCGTCGATTGCTACGGTGGTCGATAAGATCGCTGCTTCTGCTGCGCGCCTGACGGTGAAGGTTTGGGATAACACGCCGAAGACTGGCCGCGTGGTTGATACGTCTTCGGCCTTTGCGAAGCTGATCGCGGATCCTTGCGTGTCGATGTCGCCGTATAACTTCTACCGTTGGACTGTCGCCACGTATGAGATTTACGGCGAGGCGTTCTGGTACAAGCAGCGCAACAGTGACGGCCAGGTTGTGCGGCTGTTGCCGATGCACCCGGCGCGGACGATGATTCACCGCGACGATAACGGCAAGGTCGAGTACGTCTTCACTCTTGGGGTTGCTTCTGCTGGGATCCTGACGGCGTCTGAGGATGATGTGGTGGCGTTCCTGCGCTACAACCCTGAATCGTTGATGCGGGGTATGTCCCGGCTCGAGCCTTTGCGTTCTACCCTGCTGAATGAGGACGCTTCTAGGCGTGCTACTCAGTCGTGGTGGAAGCGTGGGGCTCGCCCGTCTGTGATCCTGAAGCACCCTGCCGAGCTGTCGCAGGGCGCGGCTGACCGGCTGAAGGCGTCCTTCGATGCACGCCATGCCGGCGCGGACAACATGGGCGGCACCAATGTTCTCGAAGAGGGCATGGAAGCGCAGATCATTCAGCTCAACGCTGAGGAGATGCAGTACATCGAGTCGCGGAAGCTGAACATGCAGGAAGTGTGCATGGTCTTCGATGTTCCGCCGCCCGTTGTCCACATCCTGGACCACGCGACGTTCTCAAACATCACGGAGCAGATGCGCTCCATGTATCGGGACACGATGAGTCCGCGGCTTGAAGACATTGAATCAACGATTGACAGGTCGCTTCGTTCGGAGTTTTATGCTCCGGGTGTTCGTGAGGCTGAGTTCGACATGTCCGAGGTGTTGCGCGGCGACTATGAGACGCGCGTGGATAAGGCTTTGGCTGCCCGCCAGTCGGGTCTGATCACGGGCAACGAGGGTCGCGCGATCATTGGCGAGTCTCTTTCGGAGAACCCGGATATGAATCTGATCTTCGCTAACGCGGCACTGGTCCCGCTGGGCGCTAACACTCCTCCCAGTGTTGCCCCCGAGTCTGCCCCTGTTGTTGAGGCGGCGTCGAGTGCCAGCCCAAAAGCCCTGACGGTCCGCTCAATCATGGGCCGGCTGGCAAGGGTCAAGGCGAATAAGTCTGCTGTCCGGGATCAGCTCGTCACGGAGCACATGGATGCGCTGACTAAGTTCTTCACAGCTCAGCAGGACGCCGTATTGGCGAAGGCTGGGGTGAAGGATGCTGGCGTGTTCGATCCTTCGGAGTGGGACGGCGACCTAGCCGACCTACTCCGGACGCTCTCGGATGCGACATCCCGCGCCATCGGAACGAGTACAGCCGCGCAGCTCAAGGGCAAGTACAACCCGGAGGACATCGCGGAATGGCTAGATGCTGACGCTGAGGAATCGGCAGCGGCTATCAACCAGACGACGGCGGCGCAGATTGAGGGCGCGAACGGTTCGGGCGGGTTGAAGGCGCTGTTTATGTCTTACCTGGCTGGGCGTGTCCTTCAGATAGCGACCTCACGAGTTGCTTCTGTTGGCGGTCTGGCGTCTCAGGTTGCGGCGAGGCAGAACGATGCGCGCGCGAAGACTTGGGTCACGACGGCGGCTAACCCCCGCCCGTCGCATGAGGCGATGTCAGGCGAAACTGTAGGCCTCAATGAGGCGTTCAGTAACGGTATGAACGGCCCCGGCGACCCTTCGGGCGGCGCGGACGAAGTAGCTGGTTGCACATGCGACCTCGAATTTTCCAAGGAAGGCTAGTCATGGCGATCATTAAAAAGGATGCCACGATCACCAACACGGACGACGCCTTTCCTGGCTCGTTTGAGGTGATCTTGTCGGCGCAGACGAAGGACCGGGACGGCGACGTGCTGCTCAAGGATGGGTGGAAGCTTCCCCTGCCGGAGCACATCACGTTCGACAGTGATCATGGGATGACGGTTGAGAAGACTGTCGGTTCTGGTACGCCTCGGATTGATGAGGAGACCGGGAACCTGATTGTCTCAGGCACATACTCGTCTCTCGCGCGGGCTCAGGAGGTTCGGACCCTCGTGAATGAGGGTCACATACGGACGACTTCGGTGGCGTTCATGTCGGAGAAGTCGCAGAAGGATGGCAAGACCGTTTCTCAACGTGAGCTTCTGAATGGCGCGTTTGTGGCGATCCCGTCTAACCGTGAGGCGCTGGTCCTGTCATCGAAGGGCTTGAAGGCTGGGGCGCGCAACAGTGCCGCGGATGCTGCGAAGGTTCAGGACATCCACGACCACGCCGCCGCTCTCGGTGCTGACTGTGGCGTGAAGTCGTTCCGCAAGGATGCGCTGCTCGAGGATGGCGCAGCGGATCCGGGTGAAGCCGCTCAGGCCACGGACGCCTCCATTGATCAGGCCCTCGCCCTCCTCGATGGCGTTGACCTTACAAGTTTGCCTACTGAGGTTCAGCAGGCTATTGCTCTTATCCAGGCCGCTTCGGTTGCCGCGGATGAAACCCTGGACGCCCTCGGCGTTCCGGACCCTGATGAAGATGCTGCCGCTTCCGGCGCGTCCGAGGCCCCCGCAGCCGGCGCTGAGAAATCAGCCCCCGCCGCCGGCGTCAAGGTTGCCCCCGTTGCTGATGCTGACTCGGACGCAGTAACGGTGAAGGAACTGGAAGCGCTCGCTCTCCGGATCCAAGCCGCGCAATTCATCTAACCCAAACTTAGGACCCAGCAAACCGCTTCGAGTAGGCGGTTTTTTTGTGCCCAAAAACCGAAAGGACAATTGCCATGTCGGCAGTTATCGAAGCTAAGCGCGCAATGGCGGAGCTTGGCACCAAGGCTAACGCGGTTGTCGCGGACGCCACCCTGACCAACGCTGAGAAGAAGACCCGACTGGACGCCTACACGGCGGACCTGAAGGGTTTCGCTGAGACGATCTCTCTGCACGAGCAGGCTTCCCGCCTGATCGGTGGCGGCGAGGCTGCCCCCGAGGCCAAGTCTGCTGAGCCTGGCGCTCCTGCTGCCCGCTCATTCGGGCGCCACATCGTGGACTCGGACGGCTACAAGTCCATGCTGAACGGCCAGTCCAAGGGCGTTCAGGTTGAGGTCAAGGCCGCGGCGACCATCGATGAGGGAACCATCCCGACGTTCAAC